TCAACCATGCGCATAGCCGCGGTAACACCCGCGCGCTGTCGGATCTGGATGCTCACCTTTGCAACGCTGGACGTTGCATTGGCGCGGATCGCCTCGATGCCGGACAGGTAGCGGATGTTCGCCCACTCTTGCGCCACTTCGGTCCAGCCGGGGACAGGCTGGCCGATCTCGTCCTGTACGGTGCCCGGCTCTTGCAGCGAGACCGGATCGGTGAGCGTGCCGGCGCGCATCAGAACCCCATGCTCACGCGGTAGGGTTGGAGAACGGCCCGCGAGCCTTGCGGCAGGCGCTCGACAGTCGCACCGACCACCGTGTCTTCTCGGTTCTCGAACAGGTGCCCAAGGATCAGGAGCGCACCCGCGCGGATCATGTCGTCGATCACGATGCCGGCGCGCGTCCTGCGGGCTGAATCCTGCGCGGCAGCGTAGACCGCCTCCGCGTAGTCCACCGCGGCAGCCTGTGCAACTGTGTCCACGATGTCTGCGGCCGCTTCAATCGCCGCCTCGTAGGCGACGCCCGCGGCGATCAGGGCAGCAGGCACAGCGGCAACGGCCGCGGTGAGCGCTGCAGGGTCCGCGTAGATGTTCCGGTTCAGGAACTGCGCCGCCATCGTTTCAGCCGCGCTCAGATACACCGAGACCTGCACATCGGGGTAGTCCGAGGCGACGCGCAGATGCGCCTTCGCGGATGGCAGGTCAATCAAGCTCATTTCTTGCCCTTGGCCGGCTTCTCAGCGGGCTTTTCTTGCTGCGCTTCGACGTACTTCGCGACGCCGACATCGACGAGATGCTTCGCCATTTCCGGCGATGTGCGCAGCCGGTCACCAGGCGAGAAGCCGCCGATAGCCGAATTGGCACCGGATGCTGTGAATTCGATTTGCATGGGGTTGTTCTCCAAGTAAAAAGGCCCGCCGAAGCGAGCCCCTTTGGTTGAGTGACGACCGCTTATGCCGGCGACAGCAGACCACCGCGAACGGCAGCAGGCTTCTCGGTGGCCAGGGCCAGGCGGCGCTCGGCGCGCAGCGTGATCAGGTTCTTGGTGAAGTTGTCCGAATCGGAATCCGACATCTCGACCACGACGCCTTCACGGTTGTAGACCATGTAAGCCTCACCGAACGCGCCGACCTGGAAGTTGCCAGCGGTCAGGCCAATGGACTGGATGATCGGCAGGCCGAACAGGCGCGGCTCGCCACCAGCGCCAACGCTGTAGAGCGTCTGGCCGGCTGCAACCGTCATCAGTTCGATTTCCATCGAAGCCCAGTCGGCCGGGTTCAGCACGACAGCCGTTGCCGGGTAGCCGGCAGCGTACAGGTCGCCGATGACCTTGCGGATCAGGGCGAAGCGCTTCAGCGTGGTTGCCGGGAAAGCGGTGATGTTGGCGGCGGTGTAGCCGTGCGCGGTGTAGTTGCCGGCCTTGAAGGTGCCCGAGATGTTCGGGGCGGAGCCGTCGCCGACAACGAGTTGGGTGTCGACCTTCTGGTTCACGCCGTAACGCATGCGGGTGTTCACGTAGGCGGCCAGGGCGGTATTATCCGCGGCGAGCTGCTTCGAGATTTTGATCCAGTGCGCGACCGTCGAGATGGGCATGTTCACCAGCGACCAGGTGAGCGCCGACTCAGCCTTGGCCGAGCCTTCGGCCGCTTCCGCTGCCGAGTTGGTGTACGAAGCTTCCTTCGTGAACTCGATCGCGTTCGATGCGGTCGTGGTCGACGGCAGCAGGGCTTCCATGCTGAAGGGCAGGTAAGCGCCAGCCACGACGCCAGGCTTGCGGTCCGGGGCGACGTTGGTGTCGCCGCCGGTCAGCGTGTTCTTGACTTCGATCCGCAGTTTCTGCGACTGGCCGCCAGCGAAGTCGGCGTATCGGTCAGACTTGACCAGTTGTGCGCCCCAGCTTTCGTCGCCCTTGGCTTCCGTCTGTGCGGTGCCCTTCTGCTCGATCTGGGTCAGGCGGTCGGCCAGTTCGCGCTGCTGCACGCCGATGGCTTCGAGGGCGGTCTTGGTGTCGGCCGACACTTGGCCGAGGGTCTTGGCTTCGCCTTCGGCCTTGGTGGACATGGCGACGAGCTTTGCCTCGACGGAATCGAGGGCTTTGAGGATGGCTTCGGACATTTTTTGCCTTTCAGGACAAGAAAAAGCCGCCTCGGAGGGCGGCAGGATGGTTGCGGGTTGTGCGTCAGGCGCCGAGCTTTTGCAGTCGCTCAAGGATCAGTGCCGTGGTCTTCGCTTCGGCGTCTTCTGGGGCATCCCGCCCGTCAAAGATCGCTTTCGCGCGGGAGACGATCGCCATCGCCTCCCACTTGCCCAGCCCCGCATCCCGCAGCAGCCGTTCAATGTCTCGCTCGGTCTTGCACTCGGGCAAGAGAGCTTCAAAGTCGATGGATTTCACGCTCGACAGGTCGATGCGCGCGGCGCCGTCAGCCGGGAAGACGACCGGCGAGACTTCCATCAGGCTCGACCACTTGTGAATCAAGCGGCCCGCCTTGGTTTCCTCGAAGTCGCCCTTGCGCAGCATGCCGCCGATGCTCAGGCCGTCCAGCGTGCCGTGCTTCATGGCTGCGCCGACATCGCTCGCCAGGCCGAGGCCGGGCGTGAGCTCGCCTTCGACGAAAAGCCCGTGGTCGTCTTCCTTGACGGTCGTCCACTTGCCGATCGGCATGTCCCAGGCGTGATTGAAGAACATCTTCGGAGCGCCGGCCTTGAGCGTTTCGGCGAAAGCCCCCTTCTTGATGGTGTCGCCGTAGCTGTCAACGCCATTGAAGACGGACGCATACCCGGAGAACTTCCCCGAGTCGCCTTCCATCTTCAGGCTTACGTCACTCAAGCTCAGAGTTTTATGCAGAAGCATTCAAGCCTCCCAATGTTGTTTCTTGTTCGGCGCGCCTGCGCGCGTACCTGATCTTTTGCGCCGCGGCCATCGCTGCGCGCGCCTCTGCGGACCGCTTCGCGCCTGTGTGCGAAGCAGACATCTTCTTGCGAGCCTCTGCCGAGTGGCCGATGCCGATGTGAGCCCGCGACAGGTTTGCTTTGTGCTCATCAGTGAAGGTGCGGCCGCGCAACTTCTGCGAGATCACGGCGCCCATCTCCTTGGCGCAAATGGTGTCCCTGCCGCCGCCCGATCGAATGTTCAGGCCTGCGGGGTGAATGCTGTCCAGGGCTTCGATCCAATGGATTTCCCGCGCGTCGAGTTCGCCCTCTTCGCAGAGTTCGACCACGCGCACCTCAAACGCTTCCGCGCCGTACTTGCGAACGCAGCGAGAAATCAGACTTTCGTTTGGCGCGCGTCGATGGTCACGCAGTCGACGCCCGATGTTCATGCTTTGGCCGACGTACACCTTGCCGCTCTCAATGTGGGTGACGGCATAGATGCCACTCACCGCGCCGACGCAATCACTGCGAGACAGGCTCTGCGGCAGAAGCATCGATGCCCCCCTTCGGTTGTTCTTTGCCCAGCTTGTCCAGCGGGAGAAGATTGGATTGCGCGGTGAGGACATCGGTCCCCTCGATCTTGGGCCAGCCCTCAAGCTGGCGGATCTCGGCGCGCGTGATGATCCCGTTCTGGGCGTATTTGGCGTAGAGCTCGGCCCGCTCGGCGGCGCTGCCACGCAAAAGAGCGTCCATGCTGAATTCAGCGCTGGAATTCGAGCGCTGCTTCGGCGTCATGATCCGCTTGCGCGTCGCCTGCTCGATGTTGACCACCATCGGCCGGATCGTGAGCTTGTAGAAGAAGCCCTCCACGATGTCGTGGTTGCCGTACTGGACGACGCCGGGATGGTTCACCAGCACTGCAGGCACGCCAAACCAGCGGCAAATCTGCTCGACACCGAAGCGCCGCGTCTCCAAAAGCTGCTGATCCTCGGGCGAAAGGCTCAGTTGCTGGTACTTCATGTTGGCTTCGAGCACCGCCAGGCGCGACATGGAGCCCGAAGACAGTTCGCCGTAGTTCGCGCGGAGCCCTTCGCGCTGCGCCGGGGTCAGGGCCGAGTCGATCATCAGGATCGCGGTCGGCTTTCCGCCATTCCCGAACACCTTCGACGCCGCGGCCTGCGCCTTCGCCTGCTCATCGGTCGTCGAGCGCATGAATTCCAGCTTCGCCAGGCCGACCGTTCCGTTCCCGAGATTCTTCAGGTGGAGCACGCTGGACTCAGCCAAAACCGCGATGTTTCCGTCGAGCGTGTACTCGTAGGCCATCGATCCATCGTCCTGCACGAACGGGCGCACCTGATCGGCAGGCATTGGCCACATTGCGACGACTTCGCCTGCGATCCGCTCAAGCCGCGCGTAGGCATTCCCGCGCAGGTCGTGGTTCATCATCATCGCGCGCCAGAACTCGAAGGGCGTCATGCGCGAATTCGGCGATTCATGCAGCAGCGAGTACAGGCGAGAGTCGCGCGCCAGGGTCTTTTCGCCCTTCTTCGTCTCGTAGGCGAAGTAAGGCAGGCTGGCGATTGTGTTCGCGCGAAGCTCGATGCACGCCCAAACAGCGTCAAGCTGCAGCGCGCCATCAGGCCCGATGTTGGCGACGCCCTCGGTGAGCGTGGTAGCCGGCAGGCCGTACTGCTCGCCGCCGCTTTCGGACAAGGCTCCGCCCCATCCAAACCACCGGCTGACAGTTTGAAGGATTGTTGCCATCAGTAGACGATTGGGTTGTTGAT